GTCAGGATTTCATATAACGCGGGCGCGGGCATGGCGGTAATCGCTGGCGCGCGAACGGACAGTTTCACCATCGCGAATGAAATGATTAACATCACGGACAAGGATGATTTGGGCGTGCAAACGCTGCTCAATGACATTGGGGTTCAGTCGGTTTCGATGGATCTTGAGGGCGTTCTAAAAAATGACACGCTGCTGGCACTTACTGAGGCGGCGGCGTCTGGTACGTCTTTGCACGACTTGCAAGTCGAGATCGTGGGCATCGGCACGCTTACATGTGCGGGCGGGTTCTTTCTGTCCAACTTCGTACCAAGCGGCGCGGAAGGATCGGACCCCACAACGTTCTCCTGTTCAATGGCATCATCTGGGCCGGTCACATGGACCACCGAAGCCTTCTTGATGACTGTTTTGACCACAACGGCGACAGAGACGTTTACCATCCCTTGCCAAAACATCGGCGTATTTGACGCAACAGTGGAGTGGGGCGACGGGTCAAAGAGTGTGATCACAGCGTTTAATGACGCTGACTTGGCGCACGTTTATGCCACGGCTGGCAGCTATCAAATCAAGATCACCCCCAACCCCGGCGGCGCGTTCCCGAATATCTACTTTAACAACGCTGGCGACAAACTCAAAGTCACGTCGGTTGAAAACTTGGGCGTTATGGGGTGGCTTGCGCTAAATGGATCATTCTTTGGCTGCTTAAATATGACATCTTTTGTGGCTGGAAAAACGGACACGTCAGGCGTCACCAATATGACTTGGATGCTGCGCACTTGCCCAGATTTAATAACCGCAGACTTTACCAACGTTGACACGTCAAACGTGACGCAAATGGTTGGAATGTTTAATTCGGACAGCTCATTAACAGACATCATAGGCATCGAAAACTTCAACATTGAAGCCCTTAACGCCACAACCAGTCTCGACGGGTTCGCCTTGAACGTCACACTCCCGACATCCCGTTATGATGCGCTGCTGATCAATTGGGACGCACAAGACCCGTTCAACGGCATGTCGCCCAATTTCGGCTTGGGCACTTACACAGGCGGCGGGGTGGCCGCCGCGGCACGGGCCAACCTCATCAGCACAGACGGCTGGACAATCACAGACGGAGGGATTGCATAATGGAAGTCATCACACAGACCAAAGGGCATTTTATCATTAACGGGGCGGCGATCTCGCTTGATGGGAACGTCGTTTCGTATCGTGCCGACGCAGATGTGCAGGTGTTCAAAACAAAAACAGCCATGATGAAGGCACATCAAACGCAATTCCCTGAACAGTACGAGGCCGACGATGGGGACATTTAGCGGCTGGAGCTATACGGCCAAGGCGACATTCTGGGACCCGACTATGGACGAGTATGACCAGCCTGTGTCTTACGTCCGGTCGGTCTTGAGCTGTTCGTTCAAGGCGGGCGGTAATTTGGCGGTTGATAGCGTTGGCGAACAATTCACGCCTAAAACCACGATCTACCTTGAGGCAGAGGACGCAGACACCCCGAAAGTAGGCTGGCGTGTGGCCATTGGGGACATTGCGGGGGCGTCACCACCATCCGACGCAGAGATCATCCGCATGGCCATGAAACACGACGCTTCATTGTTTGCAGAGGGAACGCCTGATCGCGTTTTGATGACATGAGGGTTCAAGTGACAGGGTTAAACTCAGTCCAGAAAGCCCTTGACGATGCTATGAAGGGGGTCAAGATTGAAAGCGAGGAAATGTTGACGGTAATGCTGATGGCGATATCTGCAAACACAGCGCCTTTTATCCCCGTCGACACGTCGGGCTTGATCAACTCAGAGGAGCGCAGCGTTTACCGCGACGGGAAAAGCGAGATAGTTGGCGAAATCAGCTATGGAGCGGACGGGTCTCTCAATTCGCGCGGCACGCCCGTGCAAGAATATGCAGAGTTCGTTCATGACGGGCCACAAAAGAACTGGCAAAAAATGGGGGCAAGCAACTTGTTTCTTGAAAAGGGCACGCGGGATTTCATCCAAGACGACCTTTCCGGCATCATATCGGCGTATTCATCATGAGCACAACACTCTTAACCCGCGTAAAACAGCACATCATTGACGACGGTGGCCTGTTGGGTGCCTACGCGGTGAAGTATTACCGATGGTCGGACGCGGATCTGGCAGGCAGCGCGTCGATTGCCATGTTTAGAATGTCCGGCACCGGCGGGCGGTCTGACCATCAACAGCAGCAGCCCGATGTTTCGTTGTTCTTGCTGGCGTCGCCCCCACTTGTGACGCAGGCAGACGCGGACATGCTTGCGGTTTTGCAATACATACGGGCGGATTTCAGCAGCGCCAATGTGTTTGCATTTTACCCGCTGCAAAGCTACAAAGGGCCTAACTATCTTGAGAACAGCAGAGCAATCTTTGAAATGGTCATCCGATGCGGAGTCGAGGACCACTAACCACAGGAGGCCAACATGGTCGCAACGGCAGGGCGTAAGGTCCGAATTTCATATAATCCAGGCGGCGGAATGGCAGTTATTGCAGGCGCGCGCACTGAAAGTTTCACCATCGCAAATGAAATGATCAATATCACAGACAAAGACGACGTCGGCGTCCAGACATTGCTTGATGACATCGGCACAAAATCCCTATCCATGGATCTCGAAGGCGTTTTGAAAGATGACACGTTGATCGCTCTTACGACAAACGCGGCGGCGGGCACAGCGTTGCATGATTTTCAGGTCGAGATTGTCGGGCTGGGCGTAATGACAACGGCGGGCGGGTTCTTCATCTCAAGCTTTGCGCCAAGTGGTGCCGAGGGTTCAGACCCCACAACGTTTTCTTGTTCGCTGACATCTTCCGGCGCGCTTACTTGGACGGCGGCATAAATGGCGGGCGTGTTTCGGGAAGTATCCATCACTTGGCAGGGTAAGGAACACACGTTCACCCCGTCGATGTCGCTTATCAGATCAATTGAGCGCGGCGATGGTGGGGGGCCTGTATCACTCATTGAGTTGATCTACGGGGCGAACACGGGAAAGCCCCAGCTTGGGTTCATGGCTTGGCTCGTGGCGCTGGTTATGCGCCACGCTGGGGCCGACGTGTCTGAAGAGGACATTTATGCGGACATGCACGGATTTGATGATGATGCCTTTGCGCTGTATCGCTCAGTGATTGACGCGATTAGCCCAACGCAAAAAAAGAAAGCGGCCCCCGAAAAGTAGCACTCGGCATTCGGGGGCCAGCAAACGGGATTGATTGGGATGTGATGTACCTCTCATCCCGCAATTGGGGGATACAACCCTCGGAATTTTGGGGCATGACGATGGCCGAATGGTTTTGCGAATACGACTATTATAAGTCCAAGGAAACGGGGCGTTTTGCTGGGTCACTGACCGAAGCCGACGTTGATGATTTGATGGATCTTTTCTAATGGTGATGCCAACCGTACACGTCAAAGTCGTTGCAGATACATCCGCAGCAGAGGCCGGTCTTGAGATCGTCGAAGGCAAGCTGGTAGGCGTTGGTGCTGCGGCTAAAACAGCCGACGCAGGGCTAGGAACCACGCGATCAAGGCTGGCACAGCTTGCAGGGACCACGTCACTAGCGTCGGCTGGCCTTGGCACTGTAAGCAAGGGTTTTGACGGCGTAAACCGCTCGGCTGGCCTTGCTGCTGCCGCGATGCGAGGGGCCAATCCCCATATGGTGCAGCTTGGTAGGTCAACAAGGGCAACAGGATTTCACACAGCAAACCTAACAGCGCAGTTTAACGACATCGGCGTGATGATGGCTGCTGGCCAGTCGCCTTTGATTTTGGCGATGCAACAGGGTACGCAGATTTCGCAGGTGTTCCAGTCAATGGGCGGCGATTCAAAAAGCGCGTTTGCGGCGATCAAGGCTGGCCTGATGGCAATGATTTCTCCAATGGCGATTGGCACGATTGCCACGATTGCGGGCGCGGCTGCGTTGTTCCAGTGGGCAACCAGAGCAGACGAGGCAGACGAGGCGGCGGAATCCTTGGCCGACAGGATGGTAAAGGCGCAAGAAGCCAGTATCGCGTTGAATGACTCGCTGCGCGGATTGCGCCTTGGCGTTGATGAAAACGACATTGTCTTGATGGATGCAATGCTTGAAGCGCAAGCCGAGCTTGCAAGGGTCACGGCAGTGATAGCGGATAGCCGAAGCGGGTCTACAGGTCGGGCACAAATAGCAGAGGCTCAAGCGGTCCTAGACCTCGCGACTGATGCGCTGCAAGTCTACCGCGACCAGGTTGCGGAAAAGGAACGGCTTACTAATTTCGCCAGAGACCTATCCGATCAAGAGCGCCAACTTGGTCAGGCAATGGCAGACACGGCAACGCAAAGCCAAGAAAATCTAAACATTGTTGACTTGATGAAAGCGGGCATCACTGCGTCGACGGTGCAGGCGATGCAATTGGCTGGCGTTGATATGCAGTCGCCATTAACGGATGCAGCAAACGAGGCGGCGCGCTTGGCTGAAGAGCTGGGCATTTCGTATCAAACAGCGGTAAACCTTTCTCTGCTTAACGCACGCGGACCGGCAAGCGATTTGCGGGGCGGGCGTAGCGCGGGCGCGGGCGGTGAGGAGGTTGTGTCGCAATCCGCAATGCGTGAGGGGTTCCTTGACCAACTTGACCCAGACCGCAACAGCCCGACGCGGGCACCTCGACGCAGTGGCGGCGGCGGCGGCAACAGACAAACGCCCGAAGAAATCCGCGCGGCTGATCTTGAATTGCTTATTGAAAGCCTAAAAACCGAATCCGAGGTTGTCGCCGAATGGCATCAAACGTCTATGGAAAACCTAGACAGCGCCAACGACCAAGAGTTAACGATCCTTGGCGGGCATCAGGCGGCAAAGGAACGGCTTGAGGCTGAACACCAACGGCGCCTAGCTGGGATGCGGACCGGATACCAAGGCGACAGCTTAACGCAGGCATCCACATTCTTCGGCCAAATGGAAGGCGCGTTGCAGGGCAGTTCTGAGCGCATGATGAATATCGCAAAGGTATTCGGTGCCGCAGAAAGCCTTATCAACTCATACCGTGCATATACGGCGGTTCTTGCGGATCCAACATTGCCTTGGTTCGCGCGCATTCCTGCGGCTGTTGGCGTTCTGTCCGCTGGTCTGGGCATGGTAAGCGCAATCAAGGGCGTGTCAGCGGGCGGCGGTGGCGTGTCCACAGGCGCGGCAGCACAATCCAGCGCGCCAACACCAGCAGCGGAAACGGGCGGCGCCCCATCAATCAACCGATCGGTGACACTTATCGGCGATCGGGGATTTAGCCGCGAACAAATAGAGCAGATAATTGAACTGGCCAACGAGGGGCAGGAAAACGGAATTAGAATAAGGGGCCGCCGATGACCGTATCATTTGGGGCGGGCTATGCGTTGCCGTCTGGCGATATGCCGTTAAAAAACGCCCGCATCTTGCACAAGGGCGTCATGTTTGAGCCCAAGACCACAAGCGCAACGGCAGAGCAATTGTTGTATCCCGCATCGGGGGCCAACATCGGGGACACTGTTGACAGATGGCGCCCGTTTGAAAATGGCATTATTGACCCGATGGACTTTTTGGGCGCATCATGGACAAGGCCGGGTGTGACTGTCGGCGGCGATAACCAGACATTGTCCGAAACCGCAACAACAAGCGAGCACAGCATATTGCAGGCGTACACGTTTACGGCTGTTGAGCACGTTGTCGCGTTCAAGGTGCAACGCCAAACAATCCCAGAGGTTCAAATCAGGGTCAGCGATGGGACAACGGCGTTCACCTGCTTCTTTGATCTAAGGGCGGGCGTTGTGGGCACGGCGGCCAATTGCGTCGGGCAGATAAAAAAGCTGACAGGCCAAGAATATATGGTCTCAATCTATTTCACGCCACTTGCGGCGACGGGGGTTGTGTATCTGCGCGGATCAAACGGGTCTGAGGCGATAAGCTACGCGGGCAGCATATCCAACACGATCAAGGTCAAAAGCGCATACGCACACGCCAGCAGCGCATCAATTCGCTATGACCTATTCAGCGCCGAGGAAGGCGATATGTTTGCGATTGCAGCGCACAATCTTGGGTCCGGCATCGCGCGTATCACACTTGAGCACGACAGCGACGCAAACGACACATGGACGGCGCTTGGCACGGTCACGCCATCCGACAACAGCCCGATCTTGTTTTTCTTTGTGCCGGTCACGTCTGCGCGTTGGCGCGTCACGGTAGATCGCGGCGTCATGCCAGAGATAGGCGTCTGGCGCATTGGCAAGGCGTTGCAGATGACGCAACCGTTCTATGCGGGGCACACGCCGTCGCGGATGGATAGGAACGTCCAAATTCTTGGCAACCTGAGCGGGTCTGGCGAGTTGTTGGGCAGGTCAATCAAACGATCCACCCTAAACGCCAGCTACCCATTCTCTCATCTGAAATATGATTGGGTTCGCGCCAACTTGGACGGCCCTGATGGGTTGATCCAGAGCGCCGAGATTGAGCCCATGTTCGTGGCTTGGCGACCAGGTGAAACGCAAGACGTTGCCTATTTAATGGAGGCGCAAACAAGCCCCCCCGAACCCATGGGGATGCGCGACTTCTGGACATTCTCCCTAAGCGGATCGGCCTTCAGCTATGAATAAAGCCAAGCCAAACAGCCGCGCTGTGAATTGCGGTAAACAATGCTAGGTTTTTCGCCACTTGCCGCAGAGCCGATCGGCGCGGTTGCGCCGGAGGCTGCCGCAGTCGTCGCCAGCCCGATTATATCAAAAGTCGACTTGGACCGCGCGCCGATTGAGATTGTCGAAATCAGGCTGCCCAAGTGCATCAACCAATTCGGGGTTGGCCCTTGCACGGCTGTCGGGACAGGTGACGCCAAGTGCTACAACACCCGCGCAACTTGCCGCGATGTTGACAATTACCGCGACACGCCCGACCGCCATTTGACCCCCGACCAGATTTACACGCAAGGCGATGCAATCGTGTCAGGTGATTTGACGCGCACCGCAAGCATATTTGCGGCGTTTGATGTTCGCATTGATCTAAACCCAAATGGGGTAATCTGGGAACAAGGCGGCCCCGTCAATGCGGCTTATCTTGGCGTCACAAGCGGCAATCTGGTGTTTAGGGCTGGCGCGGGCGGGATTCCACCCGCTGCTGACATCGGTGTGATCCGCGTTGATGTGTCGCCATATGAGGGCTCAACTCTTACGCTTTACACCGAAATCATCTTTAACGCGGGGGCCACGTCAACCATTAACCTCTGGGCGTTTGATCCTGTCGAATTGACGCTTGCCCTGATTGGCACTGACGACTTCACAGCGGGGACGGTATGGTCGGGCACTGACCAGGGCGGGATTGGATATGCAAACAGCCTTACGCTTCCTGGGGAAAGCGCGGCCAACTTCACGGGCGGCATCACCACGGCGGCATTCTATGACAGCCAAGTAGCGCCGGCCGATATGTCAAACAACTTTCGTGATCGGCTATTTTTGGGCAAGGGCAACCCAGACGAGCCAACAGACCAGATCAAAATCTTCCCGTGCCTTGAAAACGTAACGGCTGCCAGCACGAAATTGAACGTCAACGGATCTGATCAAGATTATGACCCTCTTGGGCGTCGCGCAACGCTTGACTTTTCGGTCAAGGATTCCGTGTCATCTGGCATTGGGCGTGACCCATATGTAAGCGAGCGCGAGACAGACCCGCGCACATTGTCGACGTTCTGGCGTAAGGAATTGGTGCGCCAGAAATTCGGCAAGGTTGACGCGCTGGTAAGGGTCTATGATGGGTACGCGGGAGAACGGTTTGAGAATTACCGTCAGCGCAGCTACTTTCTGAATCGCGCAAATTCAAGCGAGGATAGAATTGACTTCTATGCCCGCGACACTTTGTCGAAGGTCGAGTTTAACAAGGTCCAAGTGCCAGCCCAATCAACGGGCCAACTGAGCGCGGACATTGACGCGGTTGTGACATCTATTGCAGTGGTTGGCGACTTGACGCTTGAATATCCATCGGCGGGCACGTTGCGGGTCAATGACGAGCTGATGACGTACACTGGCCGCGCCTATGCAGACCCAGACACGACGTTCACGGGCATCACTAGGGCAACGGACGGATCAACCGCAGACGAGCACGCAGAGACGGACGTTGCGCAGATATGCAAGCGATACACCAGCGCCACGGTGACGGAAGTTTTGCTTGATCTGTTGATTGAAGAGGGCGGCATATCGGGCCAGCTTGTGGACCAGCTAGGAATTGAGGCCGAGGATATCACGTATCTGTCGGCCTATGTCCTAAACGCGCTGATTACAGAGCCGACCGGCGCGTCCAGACTGATCGGCAAGTTGAGTGAAGAGGCATCATTCTACATATGGGATGATGAACGCAGCCAGAAAATTCGGATGCGTGCGTCACGCGCGCTGACAAATTTGGACATACAAAATTCGTTCACATATGAGGACAACATAATCGCGGCCAGTTTCAAAAAGACAGAGAAGCCAGACCAGCGGATCAACTTTATAGACTTTTTCTTCAACCCCCGCGACTATGCTGGCGACCTTGAGAAGCCGTCCAATTATGCCAACGTTTTGCAGGTGTTGAACTCGACAACATCGCAGCCGGATCAATACGGCGGGTCTCTACAATTGCGCCAGATTTATTCAACATTTATCAGCACGAAAGCGCAGGCAAATCAAACATCGTCGCGCCTGTCTCTGCGTTATGCCGATATCCCCACGGAGGTCGTGTTCTACGTTGATGCAAAGGATCGGGACACGTGGGTCGGCGATTATGTCACGATTTCACACCCGCAAGTCGTCTTAGATAGCGGCGAGCGCGATGTCAGGCGCTATTTGATATCAGAGGCCAAAGAAATGATCGCGGGCCATGTGTTGATGTTTGTGGCAATCGACGTCACACTTGACGGGTCTATCTACTTCATCACAGAGGACGGAATCGGAAGTTATACCCCAGAGTTGTTTGCCGAGGGAAATGGGTTTATAACGGACAACAGCGGGCTTAACCCAGACGGCACAAAAGGGGCAACGATAAGCTAATGACTTGGACCAATATAACAAACCTGCAAGTGGCGGTCGGCGCGTCAATGAATACCGCGCTATGGACGGCAATGCGCGACAACATCAACGCGATCGGCCAGCGGGAAGTGACCGCGCCTAAGATTTTGGGCAACGTTTACAATCGGCAGGTGTTCACGGCAAGCGGCACTTGGACCAAGCCAAGCAACGCGGCGGCTGGGGACACTGTTATCGTCTGGGGCGTTGGCGGTGGCGGGTCTGGCGCAAGGGAGCCGACCAGCACAGAAGGCAGCGGAGGGTCAGGCGGTGCGGGGTTCTTGTATCGAATTGCCGACATCAACACCATTGCAGCGACGATGGCGGTGGCTATTGGCGCGGGTGCATCGGTCAACACATCAATCAACACATCGGGCACCGCTGGGGGCAATACGTCATTCGGCACAAGCGGGGCCGCTGGTTATTGCCGGTTTACCGGCGGTCGGGGTGGTCCTATAAATGCCGCTGTTGCTGATCTGGTTAGGGTCATTTCTTACAGCACGCATTTGGGCGCAAACACGACTACAGCATGGTCTGAGGGGTACGGCGGCCAAGCGGTCGCAATAACTGACGGGATTCTTACTGGCGGGTCATCCCATTGGGGCGGCGGCGGCGGTGGAAATGACTCTGGATCGGACGGCGGTTTTAGTTCAAACGCGGGCCATGGTGGCAAGGGCGGCGGTGCCAGCAATGGCGAGACCGGCGCATTCCCTGGCGGCGGCGGCGGATCAAGCCGTGACGCGAACGGCGGCGGCGGAGGCAATGGCTACATGGTTGTTTATTGCATCAAGGAGGGCGCGTAGGATGGGTATTTTTAAGCAAGAGGCATCATCGTCAACAGTTCGTGGCATTGTCATTGACGCGGCTGGGTTGGTTGTTGACGAACTGACTTGGACGGATGGCGAGCCGCAACCAAAAGCGGACGTCGTTGTGCGGGATTCCAAAGGCAAGGCGGTCAAGATCATCAAGCGCACAGTGATCACCGACCTTGCGGGGTTTGTGTCAGCAAGGCAGCGATGGGACTTCAATGCAAACGCGTGGGACAGCCCCCCGTTGATGCTATATTTCGTATCACGGCAGGGCGGCAACTTGGTTTCGTCCGCAAGCCTTTGGCCTGATGAGGTGCCGCCCGCGTCCGATCAATACGTCATTGTTGACGACGCACCACCGGCAGGAAGCCCGATCTACAATTTCACAACAGAAACGTGGGGATATCCGCGCCGGGTTGCCGTGCTTGATAAGTCTGGCACAGTTGTCGACGTATTGCTTGAGAACCCAGACGACGCAGCGCCAAACTATGAGGCGCCCGATGGCTATTCGGTGAAGCGCGGCGGTGCAGATGGTCGGCTCCCACTTGGCAAAGACGGGCGAGAGGTCGCGCAAGGTGACAAGCTCGTCAAAGGCGTATGGAAATCAAAATGACAGCTACAGTTAGATCAATTGACCTGCGCGTAACTGAGTTGGAAAAGCGCGACGCCGTTAATGATGCCGAACGCGCACACATCAACAAGCGACTAGAAAGCCTTGACGCCAAGATGGTGGACATAGGAAAGAAAGTTGATCAAGGATTTGAGAAGGTCTACGCCTCTTTAAGATGGCCGATTGCTATTGTGGCGGGAGGTCTAATTCTGGCCTTTGTCGCTTGGGTTGTAAGCGGCGGGCTGGCTATTTAGCGCGGCAATAATAGGGGCGCTTTTATAGTGGATTACCAATTTTTCATCGGCTTGTTTGCAGGCTCACTCCTAACTTTTGGCTATGTTTTGCGGACCTTGAAACGGCTTTATCATCCCCTAATACGCGCGCAACAAGCAGCCATTAGGGAATATGAGGATGCAAGAAAAAGGCTACATAATGGGTCTGATTGAGCCAGACGCGTTTCTGGATGATTGGTATGGCTGGCTTTCTAATCAGTCGGGTCATATCTTGCTTGGCGTGGTCATGGCTGCGTCTGTGTGCCTCATTGCATATTTTACGTTAGGCGAACTGCCATTCCGTGTTGACGTGTTCGCGGTTTGCCTGTTGGGGTACGTTGCATTTGAGTTATCCACCCAAGGCTGGCAAGGATACGACACCATAGAGGATACCGTGTTTGTAGTCGCCTATGGATGCGGCGCGCCCCTTGCTGCGTTCCATGAGGTGTCTGCCGGATCGCCTAACGTGGTGTTGGATTTGCGCGCGCTGATTCCGTTCTTTGTGGCGTCTGCTGTGCATCTAGCATGTGGCGTTGCTTTCCGCTATTATAGGGCAATCGACAACAAAGGAAAAGATTGATGAAACATAACGCAGACATGGCAATCCGCAAAATACTTGATCATGAGGGCGGATATGTAAACCACTCGGACGATCCGGGAGGCGCGACAAACAAGGGCATCACGATTGCCACCTTTCGACGTTACATCAAGCGCAACGGCACGATTGCGGACCTCAAGGCGCTAACGACACAACAGGCCGTTGATGTCTATAAGGCGCAGTATTGGGACAAGGTGCGGGGGGATGACCTCCCGTCTGGCGTTGATTATACCGTTGCTGATTTTGCAGTGAACAGCGGGCCAAGCCGTGCGGCCAAGTATCTGCAGGCGGCGCTTGGCGTTACTCAGGACGGGGCAATCGGGCCACAGACTATCCAAGCCGCAAACGAGATAATCAACCCCAAGGCGATAATCAATAAAGTCAACGCGGATCGGCTGGCGTTCATGAAGCGTATCCAAGGCGGTAAGTTGTGGAAGACGTTTGGCCGTGGCTGGCAAAGCCGCGTTGATGCCGTTCGGTCTACATCGTTGGCGTTGGTTGATGCTGCGCCCGTATCACACACTGACACACCACCCGCGCCGATCCATTGGCTGGCGACGTTGCTGCAATCATTATTCGGGGGCAAGTCATGAAGTATTTCAAACCGCGCAGTCTAACATGGTGGGGCGCAATGGTTCCGCTTGTTTCCGGCCTTGTGGTAGCATCCGAGCCATTGCACGGGCTCACTGGCGTTGTGCAGACTATTGATGGTGTGACGGGGCACGTTGCGCCCGCGTTGTTGATTAATGCGGGCTTGGTCGCCATTGGCGCGCGCGGGGCGATGAAATGACCTGGCTAATGGCCAAAATCTACGGCGGGGCGGCGTTTGCCTTGGGAATTGTCGCCCTTGTGTTTGCAATACGCCGTGACGCGGTAAAAGACGACCGCAAAGACGCAAAGATAGAGGATCTGGAAAATGCTGAAAATATCCGCCGGCGCGCTGATACTGTTGACAAGCGGCTGCGTGAGTTCGATGACGCAGGCTGGCGCGACTGAGGCGGCGCTGTGTGCTGAGTGGCGGGATAGCCTGCCAACCCGGTCACGATCCGACACGACGCAAACACAAGATGAGGTGCAGGTAGCGATTGCGGTACACGCAACTCTCTGTAAATAGGCCGCGCGGGTTTTATCCATGCGCGGCTTGGGTGGTGGGGGGGCTTATGATTAGCGCTTAAGAGAAGCGCATACGGCGCGGAATAAGCTTACTGGTTTGGTTGCGCAGTTTTTAATTGTCACGTCCCTAACGTCGTCGCCCCTCATGGCGTGTATTCGCTTCCAGTGGGTGATTACGCATCCGTCGAAAGTGTCGCCAGTCTCCAGTTTTATTGGCCGGAATACACGGGTAAATTCAAAGTTTATAGCTTTTCGGGTCATTGTCTGGCGTCCTAATCTGCTAAGGGTTTGTTGGGCATCGGCATCCAGTGCGTGACGCCCTGCATTTGGGTTGTGTAGTAGCCCCCGATTGAGAAATCGCGCCCATCAAAAGTGGCCTGCTGCATCAAATCCTTGACTTGGTTTTTGCCGTCCTCCGCCCATGCAATCACCTTCTGCCAAGGCGAGGGGAGTTCGTCAGATGCCTTAATCCAATCATCCATAATTCGGTCCTAATCTTTGGTTAAAAATACAGCTTGTCGATCAAGCCATTTTCGATGTCACGTTCAGCCACGGCTAGGCGCTCCAGATTCTGTGTTGCGCTCCGTATTGCGTAGCGTTTTTCTTCCTGCTTTTTACGCAGCAGGTCGCGCATTACTTCGGCGTTTCTTTTTGCCTCCGCCTTTAGGTAAATCGGCGCACCTGAATTGTTGGAGTGCTTCATGCTCACCAAATCTTCGGGGCGGTAAAACTCCGGCCTGTCAGTCAGAACCGTCATGTCATTTTTATTACCCAACAAAGTTAGATCAACATCTTCTGGGTTGAGCCATGAACCATCTGTTCTGGACCCCCAAAACGTGTCTGTCAGGGACTTTCCGTCAAACTCTGCAATGCGCGATTTGCAGTGATAGTTACGGAAATTCGCGCTGTCTGCGTGTTTCTCACTGTCAGCCCAACGCCAGTTATATATATCGCCTTCCCTCATCTTTTCGGTCCTCTAATTTGATAAAATTTTGCGGGCTTCTTTTAGGTCTTCATCTGACCAAGGCCCCTCGACGGCGCGGGTTAGAAGCTCACGCAACTTGTCACGTTCTGCCGCAATTCCGCGATACAGTTTTAAGTCTTCGGCTGTCATGTCTTTGGTCCTCTTATTTTGCTTCCGTTACCAACACATAAACACACAATCAAATACACTGCAAGAAACATCTTCAACAAACGTGATTTAATTTAGCGCGGTATGTGTTGACCTGTTTATAATAAGGCCGTAGTGTCGCCTTATGAATATTGGATATGGCATAAATCGGCGGGTCACTGACTTTGCTAAGGCGGACATTGACCTTGACAGGTTTGGTGGTTTGCGCGTGTGGGTCGATACCGACGAAAAGGTGCGGCCCGAATTTTCATCTATGCTTATGGCGCTGATCGAGGGGGATGCGGTTTTCGTGCTGTCTCTTGCTGATCTGGGCAAGGGCTTTGACCTAGCGGAGAACAAACGAAAGATTGAAGCGCACGGGGCCGTTGTGTCGCTGGTCGATGATGCCAGCCCGCCACCAGGTCCGCGCAAGCCGGGGCCTAAGCCGCGCTGGCCTAGCATCCCTGCTGATGTGGTTAAGGCGGGCGCTGACAAGTGGCATATGCCCGACGTGTTCACATGGCAGGCGGCAATCAAGGTCTTTCATGACGCGGGCTTTAATTGGGTCACGCGGGCAACCTTAAACGACAACATCGGGACGCGCAGCGCGCCCAAATCAAAGGAGCCAAAAGATGTTTGAGAAAGCGATTCACAACGTGACGGGAGCAGTGCCTTTCAATCCTAAGAAATTCCCAATGTTGATTGAAGTTGGAGACGGCATGGGGGTCATGTCGGTTCTATGCAAAACGCCAGATGATATCCCACAAGAAACGGACTTTATAATCCTTGGAACTTGCATTGCGACCATAGCACAAGAGGAGACTGAACAATGACCAGCGCGACGATACCTGCGGCCCGAAAGATTGCAGAATTTGCGACTGCTAATATCAGCTTCAACGACGCGACAAAGCTATGCAAGGCAATCGGGCCAAAGATGAACGAATTTCAGACAAGCATTCTCGCCAAGATGGTTTGTAGATTTGCAGCAAGGGAGGGTTCAGCCCATGAGACTTAGCCGCTTTTTCGTTGATGGTTTTCCGCGCGGAACATCGGCGCGTGTGACTGAGTTCTTGCTGTTTCATGGCGTCGGGTCTGTGACGATGATCAACAGGCCGGATTTGAAAAAATTGGAATTTGTGTGCTTTTACAATTTGAAGGAGGGCAAATAGATGGCAGTTGGATATGACCCAAAAATCCCGGTCTTGGATGGAATGATTGATAGGGTTCTGTTCAGACTTTGGCGGTTAGGGCTGTCGATTGGCAGGTATTCTATAACCGCAGCAAAGGGAAACAAGCGAATGAACGTCATGTGCGACACTAAGTGCTGGGGATTGCCGCTTGGATTTTCACGCGCTGATGAGGATGACCGATGGGTGTGGTGTATTTCGGTTGGGCCGTTTCACTTCTACTCATTAAGGGAGGGCTGTTGACGCCAATGGGGCGGCGATTAAAACCGCCGCCCTTATTCACTACAAAGTTACAATGTCAAGTTGCGTTAAGTATGCGCATCACGCATAGGGTTGTTTGTTAAGGGTTTTCGATTGCTACCCGAATTAGGGATTGCGCCCAAAGAAGACGGCGGTGCATATCGCTCACCATTTCGCCGTCAACTTGCTGGGGAAACATTAGAAGCCGAGCCGCAACGTGCGCAGCCTCAACCGGATCTTTTACCTGGTAGACAGGTTTCGGGCCGCGATAGACGACAAACCCTTGCGTGCTAGAAAACACCCCCGTTAATGGCATGGGGATGTCAGGGCGCGTGTTCATATCATTGCCACTTCCCATTCGTTCGGGTCGCGGTTGTCAAAAAACCGGTCGGCTTCTTTTTGTGTCAGCGTGACAGTTTCGCGCGTCTTTTTGTTGGTGTAGGCGGTCATGGTGTCTCTCCTTCCAAGGGCGTCAATGATGGCTTGGGCTGCTGCTTGATGGGCGTCGTGAAGGCCATGGTCCCAAATAATCTTTGCAATCTTGTCACGCATATCTGTCATGTCATTGCCCCTTTCAACGGTTCATGATTGCGACAATGACAAGCCCGATCGGTCCAAGTAGACCGCCCAAGATTGCGCCTGTTGCTTTGGCTTCTGGGTCTTTCGGGATTGCGTAACCAATAGCGGCACATATGCCGATGATGATGATGATAGGTAGAATTTCCATGGTGTTCCCCTTTCTGGGATTGATTGGTTGGCGGGCATCGAGCCCAAGCCCGCCGGTTGGTCTGTTATGGTCTAGCTAGTCACGGTGCAACGACACCGATCAAGCCTTCCCTGTTGCCCTAAAGCGAGGGTTGCCCCGCCTATTTCTATGGATGATCAATGCCCCCAGACAAACGCTTTATACATCAGCCCGCCAACAAACACGACGGCCAAGACGGTCAAGGCAAACGCCAAGACTTTGTTGACTACGCGCTCGGCCTTGTCTGTGAATACCTCGCGCTCGTGCCGGTCGGTCATCTGCGGGATCGTGGGGGTTGGTTTGTGCGGTGTTAATGGCGGGAATGAGTGGTATTTTGGGAGGTCGGTCATGGGGTTGGTTCCTTGGTTGCTGCGGGGATAACGACAACACCGTCGTGCCACTTGCGGCTGGTGCGTCGGTCGTCACACAATTCGGCGGCGTGTTCGTCAAAGTCAGGTGGCTCGGCTGCCTTGCGTGCTGCGTCGTCTAACCTAGCCCATTCAATGCGTTGCGCGTCGTATTGTGCGTCTGTTAGGGTGTCGGTCATGGATCAGTCCCGTCTATGCGTGGCAACTGCATCCACAGCGCAACCGGATTTTTGACGTATTCGCCATGATTGCTCAAATACCCATGCCCAGAACCAGCGCCGAATCCGTACAATTCACAGACGGGCGTAAAGTCACCAGCAGTTCGATGCTGCTCCGTCTCAAAATACCCAAGACAATCCCGAAACACCTCAAGGGTGTAATCATCACACCCAAAGCGGCTTTCGATCCTGATGCGGTCGCCTTCAACAAGGCCAGTCTCGCGGCTCATTTCGCCACCGTCAGCAGGTTCTCGGTCATTGCTTGGTCTGTATAGATAGTCACGCTGTTGGCGTAATAAAGGGAAGTTGAAACATGGCCTATGTGAACGCGCTTGCCAATCAGCGCAGCTAGGTCTTCAACAGCCACCTCGCCAGGCGTAACAAAATCAACCCGCAAGCGTTCGCCGTCGTCTGTTGTGCAATGCAGGCCGCGCCCCTCGCTTGCCGCAATGGTGTTGCTGAATGACACGTCAACTGTCACCGTAATGTCGTCAGGGAATGTTTCAATTGTCATGGTCGTCTCCTTGGTTGCTATTGCATCAAAATGCCGTTCGGATTTGATCGGCATATGGCTGCAATGTCTATTTGATAGGCGAGGTGATGCCGAATAATAATTAGCCGCTTTTAAGTATCGCGGCGCATGGTGTTCTCCCTGTATGTGGCCCCTGTGGCCGTTGTTTGCTTTCCATGTTATCTGTATACGCGTAACTACTAACATACGTCAATAACTAATTTGCGCCATTGCTCAAATGCTTCCCAAGCGGCATCACAGCCAAGAGCAACACACGCAAACGCGCCCGCCTGATGCGCTGCTGTAAGGTATGGCACCTGCCCATCCTGCCATGCGCTTTTCGTCCTGTCACGGCGTTTTAACTCACAGACAAACGCCACCCGCGCTGGAATGATGATATCGCTTGCCCCCGATACCATGCCTTCCGCTTTTTGCTTGGCCATGCTGCCAAACTGCCCGCCCCGCAATTGTTGTTCGTTGCGCGCGTGGATCGCCAGCGCCCCCCAGGTGTCAGGATATTGCGCGCGGATCCGGTTAAAAAACGTCACTTGCTCAACGCTTTCCGCTGCGCACTTGCCGCGAAAATCCACGTCGCCAAAAACGGGAAAGGGTAAATCATGCAGGTTCAATGTCTGCATCCCTGTTGTACCCAAACACGCTATAGAAGCTGGTTGCCGCGTCCTTGCGGTAAGTGACCGTGTTCGGGTCGCCAAGGGACGTGGCTGCGCAGAAAGCCGCATACTCGCCCTGTTGCCGTGAATAGTGACTGTCAGGCGTAAACCACACCGAAAACGAACGCCACGGCGTCACAAAGTCAGCCCGCACCGTTCGGTTGCCACGTTGCGACACGCCATCGCGCACCGTCATTGATACCACTTTATCCGTCTGCATTTCTGTCGGGGTTCGCTTGGTCCGCTTGAAGTCCATTTTCAGCTTTTCGTTGGGGTCCACAATCTCGGCTTTGCAGTTGCAGCAATACCGCGCGGCGATGTCGTTAGGTTCCAAGCATTCTGGGCACTCCTTGCTGGTCCATCGATACCCGCAACGCTCGTATGTGCCAAGCGGCCCCGTCTTTTCCTGCCCCATGCAGCGCCGCCCGTGATGCCCTGACAATGGGCCGTAATCGGTCACGATCTGGTTGCCGTCCAGATCCAAGCAATATCCATGCGCGTCTTTGTCATAGTCAACGTGTTTGATGTTGGTGGAAAACCTGTTTTCGTATTGGCACAGCGGGCATTCGGCGCGCATCTTGCCCTCGCCGCCTTCCTTGCCCGCCTTGACCTCTGGCGTGAACAAGTCACCGTCGGGGCAGTAGTCTTCGACGTTGGTTGTATAGTCCAAAATCAGACAATCCGCCTTGCCATTGTCCAATCGCAACCCGCGCCCGATGATCTGCTGCAACAGTCCGACGCTTTCCGTCTTGCGCAATATGGCAATGACATCAACGTGCGGCGCATCAAAGCCCGTCGTCAACACCGACACGTTGACCAGATACTTAACCACCCGCGCCTTGAACGCTGACAGGATTGTCTTGCGTTCGCCCTTGGGTGTTTCCCCGGTCACGATTGCCGACATATCCGGCGGAAGGCTTGCCATGATTTCTTGCGCGTGCTGGACGGTTGCGGCAAAAAACATCACGCCATTGCGGTCGCGCGATTGCGCCACGACATCCGCGACAATCGCCCCCGTCTTGCGCCCGTGACCGTGATACGCGCGGTCCACCGCATCGCTGTCGAATTTGCCCTGCCCGTTCGCCGTCAAGTTTGCCGTGTCGTATCCTTCGGCGCCCGCAGATCCCATGACAGGCTTTGTCAGGAACCCAAGGTCAATCAATTCCGGCGCCGTGATCCGGTCCACAAGGATGGGAAAGTATGGATCGCGGCACGTATCGTCGCCATTCGTTTTACCGTCTGGCCATTGGCGAAAGATATAGCCGCTGCCAAGACGATAGGGCGTCGCTGTAAGGCCAAGCACGCGCAACATGGGGTTGCCCTCCCGCATGGCGTCAATAATGCCCTTAATCGTGGGCGTGAGACCGTGCGCCTCGTCAATTACAACGGCGGCGTATCCCGATTGAAAACGGCTAATGCGGTTTTTTACCGTTAATGGTGATCCAAAAACAACGGGGTGCCGTAGGTCTTTGGCCCCCGCGCTTGCGCTAAACATACTAGCCTTGTGACCGCTGGCAATATATTTCTCGCGGTTCTGTGTGACCAGCTCGGCAGACGGCGCAAGGCATAGCACCTTTTTGCCCGTTGCCGTGTGGATCGTTTTGGCAAACTCTGCGATGACGTGGCTTTTGCCCGCGCCGGTAGCAGCTTCAATCAAGCACGGGTCCACGCTTGTTCGCATATGTTGCCAAGCCGCGTCATGGGCGTCTTGCTGATATTTGCGCAGGGTCATAGTTCAAAGCCCTCTTGAGTTGGTGGCGTGGGTGGCGCGACGAATAGGTCCGGCTGATCGTATGCCGCCTGTACGCGCTTGCAAGCAATCTCGAAATAGTCGGGGTCTTGTTCGATGCCAATAAATTTCCGCCCTGTTTTCACGCAAGCAACGCCAGTAGTTCCAGAACCAGCAAAAGGGTCTAGGATTGTCTCATTTAAGTTGGACAGCTTTTCCACCATTCCCAAAAACATAGGTACTGGCTTTCCCGTTGGATGATTGCCGTCTGAAATTACTGGCCCCAAGTAATTTCCATGTTTGCCCCCTCCGTTCCATGTTTTTTTTCCTGCTTTTGTGTTGTGCATGTATGCAATAGCTTCCCACCCCTGAGCTGGTCTGTCAGCACTTATTTGCGGCATAGGGTTTGTTTTCAACCACACGCCCATTCTCACAAATTCCCATCCAGAAGGCGGGGATAGTTCAAACCCCAAAACATGCCGCCACTCCATCGTTGACGCATACCATCTAGGTCCTAGACTCGCTGACAGCGATATAATCTGCTTTAGTTTTTCGATGTTAATACTAGAAAAGTTTATTGCTTTTTTTCCACTTCCGCCCCTATTGCTTTTTGCATTTTTATGCGTTTCCTCCCCATAAGGCGGGTCCGTCACCACCGCATCCACCTTCCCAAGCGCGGGCATCACCTCAAGGCAATCGCCCAGATACAGCGTGCAGTCGCCAATTACTTCTCTGCGGGTCCATGGGTCATTCATCGAAATAAATCCTCTTGCTGTTGGTCTTGCTGTTGGTCATAGGCGCGGGCGGCGCGGGTGAAGTCACGCTTGCGCAATGTCGCCAGATTGATAATGTGCAAGGCCCGCACGGGGTGGACTTCCTGCAAACGGGCGAACGTCTTGGCGTGCTTGGTTGCAACCGCTTCGCATTCGTCCGCCGTTTGTGCCGCGTCCAATTCAGCAAGGATCATATTTGCGGCGTCGTTCGCGCGGGCCTCTTGGTCGGGGGTCACTTGAGTTAGCCTTGTCCTGCCGAATATTCCCTTGATAGTTCTGCGCACTCAACAAAGTGGTTCCACAATGCCGTCATAATGCGAGCGTGTGTGGGGCTATTTGGAGATGTGCCAGTGTGGCACAAAACCGTTTCGGTCCCTGCCACATAAAGCCCATGCATTTTTTGCAACCCGTCTTGTTCAAAATTATTAGCGGTGATCTCTACGGAAGTTTTCGTCTGATCTGCGTGGCCTTGAGCGTCAAGTTCGCGAGTTGACCCCCACTCAACGCGGCCAATAGAAAGAGCTGCCCTTTGCATTTCCAAAAATATTGCATCATTCATTTTTTGTATCCTTTAATTTTATGTTAAAAAAAGTCACTTCAACACCCAAGATTCGCTTGCGGATCCCCTATAAGGTTCCAAATCAGCATCCGGTGCAATCTTTGCCAACGCCTTAGCATAGGCCACGTCACCCTTTTTCTTGACCAACGTGAGATTGCGCCCGCTCATTACTGCGTTGCGTTTGCCGGACAGGTAAACCATGCGCTTAATGATGTCCTTTTTGCGTTCGTTGGCGTTGTCAATTGCGTCGCTTAACTCGTCATATTCCCTGACCAAATTGAAAGCTTCGGGCGTGTCGTATTCTTGACGCTTTGGCCCAACAAAGTCAGCCGGGTCGGCCTTCTTGGCGCGGGTCCAGATGGCGCACAATTCTGGAAGGTATTCGCGCGTCCATGCTATGTCAAAATTAACCCGTTGCAACATTGCGCCATGCGGAGACCATTGGTAGAAGTCGCACCAATCGCGCCCCGTGCAAAACATCTGCAGTTGCATTTTGGCGTAGATTTGCGGATGCTCGTCAATTGGCTTGAACTCAGGCGGGTTTTTGTCGCGATGGCCGTATGGGCAATATATTTCAACCAGCCCGTCATTGCCGATCAACCCGCCAGTTACCGCCCCAAGCCAATCGGCGTGCGTAGCAAAGCCCAACGGCTCAACATCATTGCCCGTTTCCATCTTGTATTCAGCCAACGCGCCTTCCTCGTGAAACGTGCCGTATTCGGTGGCGACGTTGCCGACAAACTCACTGTCAAAGCCGTGCATTGATCGCACAAGGCGGCGAAACCCGTCCGCCTCGCTTGTGTGTGGCGACAGGCCAAGTAAGGCCCCCGCGTTGCTTGCAGTCACACGACCGGCCCTTGCCGCAAACCATTCCGGTGTTCGTTGGTCCATTTTACCAATTCCCATAAAGAACGCCTTGGAATAGCGCGATTCGCTTTTCCTTGTCGGTAATGTTCATTTGCTTCGCCGCAGCGGTTGCGGCCTTCCATGCCTTGAAGGCTGCCCATGAATGAACAACAATCAAATTCACCTCGCCTCGCCTGTATGTCTCAAAATCTGTTTCGCCGTATTCTTCGCGTCTATCCTCCGTTGTCATGGTAAACCCGTTATGCTCAAACGAGTTATCGCCCGTCAAATCAAGAACGACAAAATCAACGTCGGTATCTTGTGGAGCGGGCTTGCAAATCTCACGGCTTCCCGTTCTGAAGTATGGCTTCCCAAGGTTCGCAAGATCAATGATTGCGTCTGTTTCTAAATATTCCATCACCACTTATCCCCGAATACCTTTTTGAATACCTCGTTCAGCATCCGTTCCATTTCCATCTGTGCAGGTGTCATGTTGTTTTCCTCAATTTCATGTTGCAATAAACCCCAACGGAGCGGCGCTGAATTACTCAGGCTGATCGGTGGCCATGCACCTTCGCGCCGTTGGGGGTTGGGGGGTTGGCCTAGAACGGAATCTCGTCGTCCCCTACGTCGCTGTTTCCGCCCTGATATGGTGCAGGCGCGGCGCTCGTCTTCGGCAGGGGTTCGCTGCTGATCTGCAACGGCTTGTCTGACGGCGATACAGCGCTGACCCAATTTCCAGCCATGTCGGCTCCATCGCTGCCCTTCATTGACCAAACCATGACCTTGATGACCATCGGCACGTTGCACAGGTGCATTGTCAGCGTTTCATCCGTTGGCGCTTCGCCGGTGCGGGTCAGATTTCCGCCCGCGTTTGCGTCAATTGATGCCAACATGCGGCGGGCTTTGTCGCGCTTGGCCTTGCCCTTGGCTTCGTCTTTGGCGTTCGGGTCCAAGTCAGTGACCCACAGCTTGTGGAACACCTTGCGGTTTTTGACTTCCTCCGGCGCCATTACCGACCAGCGCAATTCAACAAAGGCCGCGCCGTCTTTCTCGGCCCACTTGGCTTGATCCACAATCGCCAACACGTCGCTGTTGTTGGGGATTGGCTCCATTGATCCGCCGGGGATTTCGTATTCCTTCGGCGTGTCGGCTGCGGTGTTTCCGTCTGATAAATCCCAAAAGCTCATGCTGTTTCCGTTTCTGTTTGTGTTTCAATGCTGTCGATAAAGAAGTTTGCCTCTGCCTGCGTTGCAAAAGCGTGGTGCGTTAATCGGGTTCGGGTCCCGTCAATAGTTGCGTAAAGCTCTGCGACCCTAAACGGCGTCCGCATATTTGGCCGCACGTCCATGAGGATAAGAAACATTTTCATCACGCGTCATCCCCGTCGCCTACGTCTAGACCTGCTGGATCATGCGTCACCGTGCCGCCAAGCGCGGGAACGAATTGCGCAAGGGGGTTGGTGCCGATCGTGACAGGCAACGCTTGCGTGATGCCGTAGCGGTTTTTTGATACGCTGGACGGCGTGACATGGCAGACCAATTCGCGGCTGCCAGATCCGCGCGCCTTCTTGCGTTCGCCCTCGTCGCCCATCACGACCATCTGCTGTTTCAAGAAGCCCACCACGTCCACGTCGTCAACGTATGGCGGCAGGGACTTGTTTGGCAGGCGCAAAGAATAGCGCATATAGTCGTCTTGGTCGGGCAGCTTCATTGCCTCAAGATCGGCGTGGGCAATGAATACCGCGTGCATCCCGCGCTTCTCGGTCATTATACCGCAAGCCTTGCGCACTCGCCCGTGCATCGCTGCAATGGCTGATGTACCGGCGCCATATCCGCCCATTGCCTGATTGATCGACTTGGCCTTGGGGTCGCTTGCCAGAACGCTTGCCATGAACAGGCGTTCCAGCGCGGTCACGCTGTCAATAACGACTGTTTGGTAATCGTGTTCCTCATGGATCAATGCGGTAAGTTGCTCCCAAAGCTGATCAACGCTTGCAATCAATGGCAGCGCGTTGGGGCGATTGGCGACGGGTATGGCCTGCATTCCGTCTTCGGCGCGGATAAAGATAGGCTTGGGGAATGTTGCGGCTAGGCTGGTTTTGCCCATCCCGCTATCTCCGCAGAGCGTCACCATTACGGCGCGGTCGGCGGGCTTTCCAGCTTGTGCTAGAATGTCACTCATATCGTTTTCCTTTTTTGGCTCATTGGCCGCGTGCGGCGGGTCACACTCTCTAATCCCGCAAATCAGTTATTGCACAAGGTTGCATGGCGTGCAATACAAAATGCACAGAGAAATTTATAAATTGCACAACGACACAAACGAGGGCAGAAAAATGCTAACGACTGATGAAATTAAACGGGCCTTACATGATCGGCAGGTCTCAACGGTTGCAGATCATACGGGCGTAAATCGCAACACAATCCTCAACATCAAAAAGGGCGCACACACAAACCCGACCGCCAAAACCATCAAGCTGTTGTCGGATTATCTGGCCCCAGTGCATCCAAGCAAAAAGGAAACCAACCAATGAACGATATTAAAAAATCCAAAAAAGTTGCCACCGCAGACCTTCCAATTTTTACTTGGTCGCCAGATCAATCTGGGCAAAAACACATTGCACAAATTGGCAATCTGCCAGTGACTTTCAGCGGCGCTACAAGCGACGAAGCCCGCGCAAGTGCCGAGGCATTCCGAACCTCTGAAATGGACAAGCACGCCCGCAAGGATGCCAACGTCGCAGCCTTTAAGGCACGCACGGCAAAAGCCAAGGCGTTGCGCCTAACATGAACCGCGCAGCCGTCCACCAGACGCACGCCAAAATCATATGGGACAGCCTAAACGACATGGCAGAGGTGGCCAGCCTAGATGTCATGGGCGCAACCATAGGCGAGTGGGCCGCGTTCCACGGGGCAGGCTTTCCAGAGGCCCCCATGTTACAAGAGCAGGTCCGGCAAGACGCGATGTATTGGGCGGAACTCGCAAACCATGACGAGCGGGCCGCGTATTTCTTGGCATCGGCAATCAAGCTGCGCGACGATCCCATGACAACCAAACAAACAAAGATAATGCTTGCGGAGTGCTTTAAGCGTCTACAACCAGACGACCGAAAGAACTTCGCAGAATGGGCAGGGAAGCAAACATGACAAAACTAAAGGTGCTGGACTTATTCAGCGGCATAGGCGGGTTTAGCCTTGGCCTAGATCGCGCCGGCGGGTTTGAAACCGTGGCGTTCTGCGAAATTGAACCATTCCCACGCCGCGTATTGGCGAAACATTGGCCGGAGGTGCCTTGCTATGAAGACGTTACCAAACTCACAGGCGACATTCTTAAACGAGACGGAATTTCCGTTGATGTCATCACGGGGGGATTCCCGTGCCAAGATATTAGCGTCGCTGGAAAACAGGCAGGCATCGGGGAAGGCACCAGGTCTGGACTCTGGTCCGAATGCTTACGACTTATTAGCGAATTACAACCAGAATACGCAATCTTTGAAAACGTTACAAACTTGCTTTCTGGACCTTCAGAGCAACCTGGGGCATGGTTTAGCAGAATACTCACAGACTTGGCCGATGTCGGGTATGATGCGGAATGGCACAATATACCGGCTTCCTACGTTGGTGCCTGGCACAGACGGAGCAGAGTCTGGATTCTTGCCTACCGTAATCAAGTCGACAGCAAGCGGTTCTGCTTCCAACCGATGGTTCAACAGCAACACATACAAGGCGAATCTGCACGAGTATTTAAGAGATGGCCCGGAAGACCCCAAGCATGTAAATCCGGAATTTTGCGAGAGTTTAATGGGATTCCCGATCGGTCACACAGAGTTGCAGCCTGCGGAAATTCCGTTGTCCCCCAAATCCCAGAACTGATAGGCCGCGCGATTATGGAAGCGGAAAAGGCAAACACATGACAAACACATTCAACCTAAAAGACTATGCGCCGACGGGCCGCGCGGAGTTTGACGAACAGAAATACGACAGCGACGCCGAAAAGCGCATTGCCGCAATGGCCGAATATGACGAGCTGGCGCTCAAGGCGGATCAAGACTTCGGACTGATACCAGACGATTTCAAAAGCGAGCCTGAACACGTCGAGGTTGACGAGGGGCTGGCCATGCCGCTGGACGTGTCACAGGTGGATCTGCTATCGCCGCCGGGCTTTGTCGGCCAGGTCGTTGATTGGATCGACAGCCAGTGCCGTTATCCGCGGCGCCGCCTATCCGTGGCGTCTGGTCTATGCGCAATCGCCAACATTGGCGGAATGTCACACGAGGACGAACTAAACGCGGTAACGGCCAACATGCTGGCTTTCTGCGTCGCTGCGTCGTCAACCGGCAAGGAGGCCGTCATGCAGGCGTTTTCCGACCTGCACATCGCAGCGGGCATTCAAGGCGCATTGCAGGGCGGCATCAAGTCAGAGCAGGAAGTCACCCGCAACCTGATCGAGCATCAGGCCGCGTTTTACAATGTGGACGAAATCGGCATATTCTTGTCAAAGGTCCGCAACGCTCAGACCAAAGGCGGGGCCAGCTACCTTGAGGGCGTGTTCGCTGTCATCATGTCGGCCTATTCCAAAGCCAACAGCCGCTTTCTATTGGGCGGCGATACCAAGCGCGATCTGCGCAAGCTGTACGTTAGTCAATTAAGCAAAGCGCAAGACCGTGACGAGCCTGAAAACGTCGAGAGGGCCGAACGGATGCTCAACATGATAGACAACGGGCTGGAGCGGCCATTCTTGTCGCTGATAGGGTTCACAACGCCAAGCACGTTTGACGGCATCATGGACGGCGAAACAGCCACGCAGGGCTTTGTTGGCCGTGCCATCATTGTCAACGAACGCGACATCAACCCGCGCGCGCGTAAGGGGTTCAAGAAAAAGGAAATGCCAATCATGATGGCGGGCCGTCTGGGCGTGCTTTATGGTCATGAGGGGCATCGGGTCGAAAGCACGGGCAAGCGGTTCGTGGTGCCCACGGATGAGGACGCAGCGGCCGCGCTGGTTGGCATTAATGACTGGCTTTTGGACTATGCCGATTACATGGGCGAAAAGACGGGCGAGGCGTCCGTTGCGATGATCCGGCGGGGGTACGAATTGATCGCCAAGATCAGCTTTATTTTGGCCATTCCAGACGGGCGCAGGACCATCGAACACGTCCGGTGGGCGCTGGCCTACGTCAAGGATGAGATGGATTTCAAGGTGGCTCTGGTGTTCGCCAACGACAACAAAAAGGACAAGCCGCAAGAGGCATTGGCGGCCAAATTGATGGGCTATATTGATGCAGAAACGGGGGCGTCAACGTCGGTTTTAGCGAACAGATCCCGCATGGATAGGCCGACAATTGACGCCATGATGAAGGATTTAGAGGGGCGCGGCATGGTCAAAAGCTCGGCGACGGGGCGAAAATACAAGGGCGTGGCGGTCACAATCTGGAAAACGGCCTAGCCAGCCATTACCTTGCAGAATTTGAAAGAGCGCGGCGATTGTCGCGCTTTTTTTGTGTTTGGCGGTCAAAGTTATGCACGAATTTGAAAGTTAACGGGCTGTGATAAGATGCAACCTTTTGTTATTGTTGGGTAAAAGGCGATTCTTACCATCTTATTGTTATCAGCCCTATAGACAAATAAAACGGCCTATAGAGGGGTCTCTTCTCTCTCTGTAGAAACAGTCTCTATATCTTGTATAACAATTATCTTTAGTATATATACTATAGTTTTCAAGGGCTTACATCTTATCCGGTCTGCATAACTTTGGATAAGATGCATAACTTTCGAAATGGTCAATTTTGGTGTTGACTGCATGTAGTTTAATTTGTAAGTTAATTACAGAAACCAACAAAGGATCAAGACCATGACAACGACAATCACACAAGTTGCAACAGTCACAGCATACGAAGCCAAAGACGGCACATTCAGCATTGCAATGCGTGATGAATTGACTGGCAAGATTGTTCGCGCATATGGCCACGCTGATCTTTCATCAGCTACCTACGCAGCAAAGATGCTGGCATGGGATGCACTTGGCCCTGTAAAGTATGCAAAGCTGAACCGCAAAGGCGAATACCTCGCCAATGTTTGGAAGCAGTAAATAGCCCACCAACCCCAACAACGGAGACCACACCATGAAGATCGAAAAAAACGTACCAATGCCAAACCCGCGCCGCTCGTACGAATGGGCTCACATGGGAGTCAACGACAGCGTGTTTTTCAAGGACGAGCCCAAGGCGTCGCAATCAAATCCGGTTGTCGCTGCCATGGTTTGGGGCAAGAGAAACAACGCCAAGTTTTCATCCAGCAAAGAAGGCAACGGCGTCCGCATCTGGCGCGTCGCTTGAACAGGAGAACACCATGGCAATCGCAATTTCAAACACAGGTGGAAGTTTAACTGGTTGCCCTACGTGTGGCGCAAGCAATGATAAATTAGTTGTTGTGACAGACGGGAAAGGAGTCGCACCAACCAAACAAAATCCACGCGGCTGGCCTGAAACTTTTTTAGGTTATGATTGCCGGTCATGTGGTCAGCAACTACGATTCCCTCATTCACTTTAACCCAACGGAGGATAAGACCATGGGAAAATTGACACCCGAAGAACAAGGCCGCCGAATTGCAGAACATGAGGCAAGGATCAATGAGCGCTGGCAGGAAAAAGCAGACAATGCCGCATCCCTAAACGCAGCCGGTGGACTTGCCAGCAACATGACCCTGCGCGATCACTTCGCGGGGGAAGTTGATGGGATTGATGCGGAGGTTGATGACCGTTATGCAAGCCGATTCAATGCTGACGAAAAGCCGCCAAAGGATGATTGGTTGGCATGGGGTAAATGGTTTGCAAAGGCTGACGCCACGATCCGATACATCAGGGCCGACGCAATGCTAGAGGCACGCAAGACGACAGGGGAGGGCGAGGCATGATTACCAAAGAGAGCGCCGAAAAAATGGGGCTGACATTGCAGGAGGCGTGCGCTGTTACTTGGTGCGCTTTCGCTCAATCTGATTTGATTGACTACCCAAGGGCCGTTGCAATGGGGGCCGATGAGCTTTCTGACTGGCTGAAAACACCAACGGAGTCAAAACCATGACCATCACAGCAGCAATCATTCACGGCGCAATCGTCGAGGAACAATCAGAACGCCATCCCGTCGACCAGGCTTACTTCGGCATCAATGAATCTGGATATTCAGACTACCTTTTCGACGGCAAAATGAACCTAGATCGGGTTGCCGAGATTATCAACGAAACCATGACGACAACGGAGACAAAACCATGAATATCCCAATAGGAGCGGTTGACGTTGACAGGCACGGTATCGGATGGGTTTACAGTTGGGGCGTGTGGTTTATGGCCCCTCATTTTAACAAGCCAACGGAGACAAAACCATGACACAACCAACCATCACAAACCTGCTCGCAAAACTCGACGCAATGCGAGGCCAGAAAACAATCACATTCACCAGGCATCGCCGCGGCACACGACGCGCGAACGACTTCGCAATCTGGCGCGCAGGTATGTCGGTCAATTGGGAATGCAGCGGAGTAGAGATCGCAGCCGATACGGGGGTGCATGTTCGGTCAGTGCAATCTACTTGCAAGAGACGCGGCTGGAAGCTCAATCATGACAACATTGGGTGCGTCAACAGGCCAGACGTTGACCTGATCATGGCGTCCCCATACGCGCAAGCGCACGGTGCAACATGAACGTCCACACCGCATCAATGTTAGAGGCCGATCTAGGCGCGCGGATGCTTGCGGCAGAACGTAAAGCCGGGCACGTCGCAAGAATGCCCAAAGACATGGGGGCCGGTTTTGGGGCCGCTGCCGTAGATCCAAAGAAATGGCGGATCAAGGTTCTTGAACTGGTCGCAGCCCTTGAAGGCAAACCACCGCAAAGCCGAAAGCAGCTTGCCAAAGAATTAGGATGCGCAAGCGAAACGGTGGCAAAGCGTGCCGACGAAGCAATCAAGCAAGGGATGGTCCGCAAAAGACCTGGCGTTGGTCATAGCGACAAAAACCCGATATTCGTTTATTCTATAGCAAAGGGAGGCAATACATGACCGATGACCACACAAGGCGAAGACGTGCATAGCGTTGAGGCGGCGGAGATGGATGACCCTTGGATCAAGATTGGTAGTGACGTCCCTAAAGATACGCGGATTCTTTTGGGCTGGTGTAACGGGCTTCAGGGCGATGAGGTGCCAACAGGGGAATTTGTGGCAATAGGCACGTTTTACAGTGACAGCGGCAAGCTATGGCTGATGAACGCTTTCGACAATGAAAAGGTATATCCCACCCACTGGATGCCCCTACCCGCAGCGCCAACGAATAACCAACCCCTTGACCCTGCCCCCATAACCAGCGCATAGTGGGGATGGGTTCGTCATGGGACCCTCCTTTGTTGGAGATTGGCCCGCGTGTTCCTCCCGAGGCGCGGGCCATGACAAAGCCCTAGAACACGAACAACTTTTGTGATAGAAGGCAAACCATGGCAAAAGGAAACCCAGACCCATCGCATGAGACCCGGTTCAAGCCGGGAGTGTCCGGAAACCCATCTGGAAGAAGCACCGAAGAACTCATTGCGATGAATGAAGCGGCAAAGATTTCAGCCAATTTACGCCTTGCAGCATTATCCTGCCTTCAGGGGAAAGTTGACAACGGCGAAGACCTGCTTGAATACCTCGACGCGAACATCCTAAACTTGTTCAAACAGAGCGAAGATCGCGCGCACGGAACGCCTCAACAGTCAGTCAACCACACGTCAGATGATCGGTCCATGTCGCCAACCCGTGAACTGTCAGACGCAGAGTTGCAGGCCGTCATTGATGCCAATGCAGACCCCAAGTGACGCAGCCCGCGAGCTACTAAAACGGCGCGAGGCACGGCGCGACCTTCTCGCGTTCATCAAATACATGAACCCCGACTATATCGTCTCGCAGTTCGCCATTGATGTGTGCCGCGAGCTTGAACAGTTTTACCGAGACGTTGAGGCCGAGTTGCGCCCCGTCTTGGTGTTCGAGGCACCACCACAACACGGCAAGTCTGAAATCGTCAGCCGCAACCTGCCCGCGTGGCTGTTCGGTCAAAATCCCAATTTGTCCATTGGCGGCCTGTCATACGGGTCCGACCTTGCTAGCGATATGAATCGCGACATTCAAAAAATCATGATGTCCGACGACTACGCGCGGATCTTTCCCCATGCGTCGCTCAATACCAAGCGCGTGGTCAACGTAGGCGTTGAGGCCAAGCGCAACAGTGAGACATTTGAGATCGTCGGGCATAAGGGCAAGTATGTTGCCCAAGGTGTCGGCGGTCCCCTGACTGGTAAAAAGCTGGACATCGGCATCATTGATGACCCGGTGAAGAACGCGCAGGAAGCCCTATCACCAGCCACAAAGAACAGCGTTTGGAACTGGTATCAGTCGACGTTTGATAGCCGGATGTCCAAGAACAGCGGGCGCATCATCATGGCAACCCGATGGGCGCTTGATGATCTGTCGGGCCGAGTGCTGGAAAGCAACGCCAGGTCCAAGAGGATCACCTTCAGGGCAATCAATGAACATGATGAGGCGTTGGTGCCTGAGTTGCATCCCATCGCCAAGCTGCTGGAAACCAAGGCTGGTCTGTCTGAGTTCTTTTGGTCTGCCATGTATCAGCAAACCCCGATCACGATCGGCGGCGGCATATTCAAGGACGAATGGTGGCAGTATTACGACCTATGTCCTGAGCTTACCGAGCGCAACATATACGGCGACACAGCCCAAAAGACCAAGCAACAGAACGACTATACGGTGTTTCAATGCTGGGGCAAGTCAACGACGGGCAAGGCCGTGCTGGTGGATATGGTGCGGGGCAAGTGGGAAGCGCCCGAATTGCTCGTCCAGGCGCGCGCGTTTTGGTTAAAGCACAAGGAAGCCACGACAGGCAACAACGGCAAGCTGCGGGCGTTCAAGGTTGAGGACAAGGTGTCAGGCACGGGGCTAATCCAGACGCTCAAGCGCGAGGGGATGCCCATGGTGGCCATACCGCGCAACATTGACAAGGTGGTCCGCGCCCTTGATGCCGCCCCTATGGTTGAAAGCGGCAACGTGCTGCTGCCCCGCAATGCGTCGTGGCTGTCAGACCTGCTGGGCGAGGCGTCTGCGTTCCCCAATGGGACACACGACGACATCCTTGATCCGATGTTTGACGCAATCGCTGACGTACAGTATGTTAAACCAAATCTTGCCGGTCTTCTGGTCAAATCAAGCAATAGGAGAGCGGCGTGAAACCCCAACTCAACACAGCCCAAATCAATGCAGCACGTCAAATCATGGCGGGCAACTCAAATCAAAGCGTTACGTCGATTCATCATCAGTCGGCCAACTACAAACACAACATCAACTATGATTTTGGATACCCCGAGACATCGGAGCTTAATTTCACGCTGTTTTACGATATGTGGCGCAGGAACGGGTTCGCGCATGGTTTGACTGAAAAGACCGCATCTAAAACGTGGCAAGAGTTCCCCGAAATGTGGGAGGGCGAGACACGCGCAGCCAAGGGCGAAACCACGGTTGAGAAGGATATTCGCCAGCACTTTGCGTCAATCCGGTTTTGGCAACAGCTCAAAGAAACCGACATGCGGTCCATGGTTGGCAAGTATGCCGCCGTGATCTTGCAGCTTGGCGACGGGTTGAAGTATGACCAGCCTGTTAAGCGCGTGCGCGGCGGTATCACTGGCTTGGTTGGCGTCCTGCCTGCATGGGAAGGGCAGCTTGAGCCAAGCGGATGGGACACAGACGACCAGAGCCCAAACTACGGCAAGCCCAAGATGTATAATTTCAATGAATCCGCGGTTGACCCAGAGAGTGGCAAGGTCCGCACATTCATGGTCCACCCCGATCGTGTCTTGATCTGGTCGCGCGATGGAACAACGTTCGGCGATTCCAAGCTAGAGGCGTGCTATAACGCGCTTATCGATATGGAGAAGATCCGCGGCGCCGGTGGTGAAGGGTTCTGGAAAAACGCCAAGAGCCAGCCTGTGCTTGAGGCAGATCCAGACGTTGACTTCGCCCAGCTTGCGACAATGTTGGGTGTTGAGGTCGACGGCATTGCCGACGCGCTCGATGATGTCATGGGCAAGTGGTCCAAGGGATTTGACAACAGCTTGATGTTGCAGGGCATGAAGGTCAAGAATCTGCCCGTATCACTGCCAATCCCAAAGGAGTTCTTCAGCGTTGCCGCGCAAGAGGTGTCTGCGTCTTGGCCAATCCCTCAAAAGGAATTGATCGGAATGCAGACGGGCGAACGCGCATCAACCGAGGACGCGGCAAGCTGGTCACAGACCAACATGGGGCGCCGTGACTCACTTGTAATCCCCAACATCATGGCGCTAATGGAACGGCTTGAGAAATGGGGCATTATCCCAGAGCGCGATTGGTTTGTGAGCTGGTCCGACCTGACTGCCCCAACGCTTGAGGAGAAGTTGCAAATCGGCGAGCGCATGGCCAAGATCAACCAGGCGATGTTTGCGACGGGGGAGGCTGTCTTTACTGAGGACGAAATCCGCGAGGTTGCTGGGTACGAGGCGAACGGGGACGACGACCTAAGCGAGCCATTGGGACTTGACAGCGATGGCGATGATGTGGATGGTGAGGGCTCAACAAGGGAGTAGATACCATGACAAATCGTAAAGACGCGCTAACTGAGTTGCTGGCTAAGGTTGAGGCGGGCAAATGGCACGACGACGGCACCCATGTGAGTCTAGCTTACAGCGGGTCACTAGACGCGGCCAAGGCGCTGCATGGGGCGGTGTTGCCTGATCACAGGGCAAGGATTGACGTCGGCAAAAAATACCGCGCTTGGATTATAACGCCAGATAATGAGAAGTTTGATGCGTACTCAAGCAACCCCGCCCGCGCATGGCTAATCGCAATTCTCAAGGCCCTCATATCGGGCGAAAACACCAACACCGACGACAAGGGAGAATGACATGACAGACTACACAAGAGAACAGGCCGCCCATGACCGCGTCGCATACGGCTTGCGGTTGGACAATCTGACAAACACGCAACACGAGGCGGCTGCGGCTAGGCGTGCCCTTAGCGCCACATTAGTGCGATCACCTATTGACGTGACAGACACAGACGACAATGGCGTCAGGACGTATCTTCTGGACGACGACGGGTTTCCGCAAATCGGGCAGGTTGATGTTGATGGCGTCTATGACGAGTACGCCGAGATTGAGCGCCTGAATGCTAAAGCTAAGGCATTGGAGGACGGGGTATGATCTGGAACGTATATGCAGAGCTTAAAGACATGAAAGCCAAGCGGGCTGAGGATCGCTTGGAATACAGAAAGTTGCGTTCTGATTATGATAGTCAAGTGCACAATTCAGGCAGGGACTCCCGTGCTGCAAGAGATAGAGAACAACGCATACTTGACCGGTCTCATAGGGAAAGCCAAACGTTGAAAGCCCGCATCGCCGATCTTGAAAAGGCGCTTGACCTGAAGGCCACACTTGCGCTCACTGCTCAAATTAGGATTGAGCAGCTTGAGCGCGCTGCATTGGGGGGCATGATCCGCCCCAAAACCTCGTTCCCGCCTAAGCCTACGCGTTAGCATAATGACAACCTGCACCCTCATCAACGCGGACTGCCTAGAAGCCATGCGCGACATCCCAGACGGGTCGGTTGATATGGTCATGACCGATCCACCATACGGCACAACGGCGTGCAAGTGGGATACCGTTATCCCGTTCGAGCCGATGTGGGCGCAGTTGAAGCGGATCACCAAAAAGAACGGGGCTATTGTTTTGACGGCATCGCAGCCGTTTACGTCGGCGCTGATTATGTCTAATGTGAAGATGTTCAAGTATTGTTGGGTGTGGGAGAAGAGTAGAGCGTCTAACCCATACTTAGCAAAATATCAGCCTCTAAAATCACATGAAGATATTTTGATTTTTGGTGACGATTCAACAGTTTACATTCCGCAAAAAACTGACGGGGAAGCGTACAAAGTGAGTGCTAAATCTGGCGGCCGACTGCGTGGAGATGATAAGGCAAACAGCTTAAACTACCAAGGCGCGGTTAATTCTGGCAGGTATCCTCGAACTGTGCAAAAGATAAGCAACCCGTCAGCGGAAGTTGGAATACACCCCACCCAAAAACCCGTCGCCCTTATGGAATACCTAATTCGCACCTACACCAACCAAGGCGAAACCGTGCTGGATTTCACAATGGGCAGCGGCACAACCGGCGTAGCGTGTAAGAACCTTGACCGCTCGTTTATCGGGATTGAAATGGACGCAGTGCACTTTGCAAATGCGTCTGAGCGGATCAATGGGGTTCTTATCTAATGGCCCAACCGTCAATCCCATCCAGCAAAACCAACCCGATCGGCCAGACCAAGCGCATCAAGCGCACCCGGTCGGCCATGTTTAAGGACATCGCACAGGCGCAACAGATCACGCTGGATACCGTCGCGGCATGGCCGTACACAATCACCAACGGCTTCAGGGCCAACGCGTTTTACGACTTTAACATCAGTTCGTTCATGATTGAGCAGTTGGTCAAGATCATCACGCAAACGCTTGGCGGTCAAAGCCGAGGCGGGCAGGCAATCCAAGAAGCAGTCCGGCAAGCGTACATTGAGGGCGTGTTTCGTGCTGCTGACAATCTGTCAGGCGGCGGCGGGCTAAGTCAGGCGGGCGCGGGTGTATTTACAAAGGCGCTCGACGGTCAACAAACCTTGCGCAAGGCAGTCTTGGCCGCAAGCCGTTCGTTTGAGGAAATGGAGGGCTTTGCAGGCGACACAGGCCGAGACCTTTCGCGCGTGCTGTTTGAGGCAGTCCAGAGCGGTGAAAACCCGCGCCAGACAGCAAAGACCATTCGCGAGCGGTTTGAGGTGTCCAAGGTGCGGGCCGAACGCATCGCACGTTCGGAGATCACAATGGCGCAACGTCGCGGGCGTTGGGATGAGGTTCGCGAGCAAGAGGCTAAGTACGGCAGGAGACTAGGGGTGCTGCATAATTCGGCATTGATACCAGGTCGCACGCGTCATAGCCACGCCGTGCGCCACGGGACGATTCACACGGTTGATGAAGAGGCGATGTGGTACGCAAAAGACGGGAACGGCATCAACTGCCTTTGCTCAACGACTGAAGTTGTAATCGGCCCAGATGGCGAACTGCTATTCGGCAAGAAGGTAGTTGCGAAAATGATAGCCCAGCGCACCAAGTTCCTGCTGTTTGCCCCAAAGAAGAGCCGCAAGTAAATTGCGCGACACCCAAGCCACTTGACCATTGGGCCAAAATGCGCAACAAGTAGGGCGGGAGGCGCTATCAGTTTCGGACGGGGCCAAATATGACGACAAAGACCGCAAAGCTAAACTTCGCGCAGGGTGAGAAGATCCGCGCGAATATCCGTTGCGTAGTCA